TGGTATTCCATCCGATTTATCTCCATCTAATATTCTGTACAATAAAAAGTTTTTAGAACAAATACCATATTCATTCATAATTCTTTCTTCATCATACATTAACTTCTTCGTTGGTGAATAAACTTTTATTCTGTCATCCACCAACTGAAGAAAGTCTTTGTCGGTTGACATAATAGTCACTTTATCTTTGAACAAATGTTTTGCACAATAACCAATCACATCATCTGCTTCTACATTTTCAACATTGGTAATTGTTAGTGGTAAACATTCAAGATATTCAATCACTCTATTTAACTGAGCAATCATCATCTTATGTTCATCTTCACGGGTAAGTGAAACACCAGTAGTTCTATTCAAACGAACTGACATCTTCCTACCCATTTTATACTCTGGAAATATTTTTCTGCGTCGGTTAGACCCACCCTTACCATCAAATACTATGATAGTTCGAGTAGGCCTAACCATATTAATAGTATAACCAATCGACCTTAAAAAACCTACTATTCCACCAATGTGAATTCCATCCTCATTAGTAGTAGGTATGGCTGAAAACACTCGTATGAATGTGTTCAATCCGTCAATAAGTAAAACCGAGTCATTTGGTTCACCACTATCTACTTTTCCGCCAGATTTTTTAATCTCTTCGAGTATCGATAAATGTTTCTTGTTAATCACCGATAACCTCATCTGTGAATTCTACATCATCAATACCAAGTTTTTCTTTGTATTGTAGTATAACCTTATCACAAATGATTTTGTAAACATACTCTCTCAATTCATCATCGGAAGTAATTAATTCTTCCCAATCTTTTGATTGAAATTTATGTTCTTTTCCGTCTTGGTCTGTAAGTGTATACCAAGCACCACCCACTTTTACTAACTTGTGTTCTTTCAACACAGTCAACCATGCTCCATAATTATCAATACCTCTATCAAAGTACATATCATAATCTGCATGTCTTAAAGGTGGGCCTAACCTATTCTTAACAATCTGTGCTCTACACTTCATACCAAGAATATTCTTTCCACTATCTTTAATCTGTCCCATATTCTTTAAACGAATACGAGTAGAAGCATGGAAAGGTAATGCCTTACCACCACTTGTAGTCCATGGGTCTCCGAACATCACACCAAGTTTTTGTCTTAACTGATTTGTAAATACAAGAGCTATTTTTTCTCTACCAATCATCTGAGTAATCTTTCTCATCGCTTTTGAGATAATAATAGCCTTGGCTGTTGCCCAACCATCTTTATCAAAATCTGCCTCTAACTCTACTTTGGTTGTAGCGGCTGCCAGTGAATCCACTAAGATAGTTACTAATCTATCTTTATCTGATTCTCTAACTTTGGTTACGATTTCTTCGATAGCCTCGAAGATATCTTCTACGGTTTCTAAATGTAAGTATAACATCTTACTCATATCAAGTCCAATCACTTCCATAAACTCTTGGGAAACTGATGTTTCAGTATCAATGTAAACTGCCACACCACCTTTCTTCTGAGTCTCTGCCAACATATGAGCACCAAGTAGAGATTTACCACTTGATTCTAATCCATTGATTTCTGTGATTCTACCAACGGCGATACCACCATTTGGTTTATTTGATATTGCCAAATCTAACATAGAACTACCTGTAGATACAAAATCTTTTATATCTGTAGGTGTATTATCCGTACCATCTAAGAAGTACGCTACTTTGTTATCTTTGAATTTTTTATTTAAACTATCGGCCAGTGTTGAGGCCAATACATCATTAACTGATGCCATCCTAATCTCCTAAGTTAATAATGGGAGCCAACATATGACTCCCATATATTGTTATTATTTACGAATTGAATAATTCATCAAAAGCATCAGCATTATTACTCGTTACTTTTGTGTTTGATACTTCAGAAGTAACCTGTTGTGGTGCTTCTTCTTCATCTGAATCTGAATCACTTGGATTCAACCATTCATTTAACACTTCAGTAAGGTCATCATACGATAACTCTTGATAGATTTCCTTAATATCTTGTTGTGTTTTCACAGTTTCAAGAACTTCAGGTTCGTCTGAGATAGGTGTTTGATTAGGTTTAACTCTAATCTTTGTTGTTGGATAACTCGCTCCAGTCTCTTCAGCTGAAATAAATTCAACAACCACATCACGACCATTTACAGGGTCGGTGATATCACCATAATCAGGGTCGGCAATGATTGAAAGTAGTTCTTGGTATACGGTCTTACCGAATCCCCAAAACTTCACTCCTTGTTTTTCTTCACCTCTTACAATGATTGGTGCAAAAGTTCTCATCTTAGCTTCAAGTTTCCTTGATAACTGATAATCTTCTTTACTACCTGAACCTTTTAGTTTCTGAGCAAACTCTTCAATAGGGTCTGGTCTACCAAAAGATATAGGTGATAAGTAAGAACGATTGTTCATATTGTAGTGGAAGAATAATTCAATGAAAGGATTATCTTTATTGAAAGCATAAGGAACGATTCGAATCTGAGTTTTACCTGGTTGTGGTTTCCAAAGACTGGAAGTACGATTGTTTGTGGTTTGTAACTGATTAAGTCGTTTTTTAATTAAGCTTAAATCCATTGTTTAATCTCCTATTTGTTTATGTTTATTATTCATTTATCATTTGTATCATTTTTCGATACATTAATAAATATAACCTCGATTGATAAAAATCAATTTTTTCTTGTCTTAGATAAAAAAAATGGCCATCTTGTTTTTAAGTTTGGTAGTATAGTGGAAACTAAAAATCGTGTGGCCATTTTTTTATAATTATTATATTGGAAATCTTGGGGATGTGAGATTAACGATTACTCACAACTTGAAGCTCTGATTTTTTTAAACCTTGTACCTAACATCTTTCAGTTACGAAAGTGATTCTCAAGATGGTTAATCTCATTGAATCGAGTACAACCTCTATGCCATTACCTTAACTCTCAGAGTTTAGTTTTTTCAGTCATAAAGTGGGATTTCAGTATTACCCTTACCCACAACAAGGTCAACAGAATCGTTCTGTTTATTTTCTTCAAGTATATCTGATTATTGATGTCTCAACTACTTAAATGATTTACACCTTTGTAGGTTCACCACGAACTAACCTGTGATTGCCTTATGAGCTTCCGAAGTATACTCATTATTCAGCCAATCCCATATAGAGTTAATTACTCTCTATACTTTCCGATTTCTCAATTTTCAAAAAACTTTGTATCTCAAAACTTGATACATTTATATATATGTATATAAAATCTCAAAATAGCATTTATTTTGCATTTTTTTATTTTTTTTTAAATTTTGTTTTTCCACTCGTTTACATCTACGATTTGATGTATTTTGGTAGGTATGATATTCAATCCACTTTCAGCAGTTAATATTAATGTGTTTTGAAACTCGTTCCAATCCACTTGAAATGATTTATCTAATACTCCATTGTTCTTACTTCTGATAACTTCATTCAATGCATTGATTGTATAGAGTGTGTTTGATTGTTTCTTCCTGTGTAACGAAATTGTATTTTCAATATTCTCTTCAAAATTATCTGTAAACTCAATGTTATAAGTACACATTAATTGTGTTGTATCTTCTTGGTTACTGAACACATATATTTTATCAAATAGAATATCATTACAAGATACGATAACATCTATAGTTTCAGTTAATCTTGCTTGTCTTGTAAATGTACATAGTAATTGAGTTCTCATTATACTTTCTCCCCTTTTTCATTTTTGTATCTCCAAATTGGATACTTCTTTACTATGTCATCTGTAATAACTCCTTTATCTCTAAGGAATTTACAGAACTCATCTTTTTGTACCTTTCCATATTTCTTACTATTTTTAAGATTACCCTCTTCATCTCTCTCATTACCAAATTTGATTGCTTCTCTCCAAGCTTCAACTGCTTCTTGTCTTTTATCCTTTGGTAAAGAAGTTACAGCTTCAGCATATCCTCTGTAGAAATCATCATTTGCAGATATACTATTTGTTCTACGATTCTCATTCTGTAAGTTACCAGGTAATCCTAAGGCCTGTACTATTCGTTTTCCTAACTTTGATTTTAATTTTTTAATTTTACTTTGGTCATCTTTATCAGATACCTCACTTAACAAACCATCTTTAATATCTGAATAATTTTTATCTTCCATTTCAAATTCTTGTTGTAATAATTCTGATGTCATGTTCTCTGATATCATAGCAGATTTTACTTTTGGTACACCATCATCCGATAATGTTAACTCAGGTCTTTCATCTGGTGGTAACTCATCAATTTCAGATTGTGTTATAGTTCCACCACCTGCTTTTCTAAATGATACCTCATCCATCATTCTTAATGCTGTTTGTTCTGTTTGTGGTTTTAATACTTTAGCTTCCTCTTTTCCACTTTCTAACTTCTCAAAATCTTCTTTTGATTTATCTCGTAAAGGATTGATTTCTCTTTCATAAAATTCTTTCATACTTAAATCAGATTTTTTCTGATTCAATCTTGAAGATGTTAGTATTTGATTCTTTTCATTTTCTCTTTCAAGTGTTTCCTTTTCACCAGGTTCACCATTCTCACTATTTCTCATACCAACGACATGTTCTAAATCCATCTCTTCTAAATCAAGTGGTAGACCAGAGTAACCACAAACACCACCTTGTTCTAAGTACATTCTCCAAGCCAATTCACCTCTAGCTTTATTAGGAACTTTACCTCTTACAACTTCAGGTGAATCACCAGCCTCATTGATATCTGATGTTATAGTTCCATCTTCTTTTTTATATCCTAAGAAATGATTTTCACCTACATCTTTACCACCATTACCAGCGGCCTTTAAATAAGTTTGTAGTTTTTTAGGAAGTGTGTTAAATGAATCTTTAACAAATGATTCTGAAACTTTATTTTTTCTTATCTGCCTTACACCCTTTTCTACAACTTCAGGTGAACCATCACCATATAGTTCCATCAAGTTCTCTTCATTTCTTACCATCTGGTCTCTATCAGCTAAACCAAGATTGTTTTTTAAGAAACCTGAATTACTTCTCGTACCATATGTATGTCCTAAAGCAGTAAGTAGTAATGCTTTCTCTTGAAACGAACCTTCAAGTGTATCCACACTACCAATCATATTTCTAAGTTCTTCTTTTTCTTTATCCACTTCTTTAGTATCGTTTTCAAATTCTTTCAGAACTTCTTTATCTTGAATTCTTATCTTAGGGTCTGTACTTGCACCTGTATCACTAATTAATTCTTTTAATTTCTTAGATTTCTCTGCTCTTTTATCTGTTTCCTTATCTGCCTTCTCACCCTTTTTAGCAGGTTCACCTGTTTCAGTATCACCAACATAGTACTTACCACCACGAGGCCCAATTTGTGTTTTGGCACCCTTTGGTGGTTTACCTGTATAATAAACTTTACCGATTTTTTCGTGTAACATCGTTAGTAACTCCACTCTTGATTCAACATTCCAATTATGTTCTTTTAAAACGTCCCATAATTTAATAAGATGTTGTTCATTTGTCAAGTCTGGAATTCCATCACGAACTTTTACACTTAAATCGTTTAGTATTTTATCCCAATCTACTATCATTGGATTTCCTTTTTCCACTTAATAATCTTTATTGGTAAATTTTTACCCATAGCAATTCCTAACATTAATCTACTATTCCCACCTAATAAATATAATCTATTTGTTTTATCTTTTACTACGATAGGTGCTGGAATCTTTTCACCTTTTTTTAATCCATCAATAATTCTTTTATAGTCTTTACCATATTCTTTAGATAATTTGATTGCTCTTTCCATCCTATCCTCTGGTGCCGTATCTAATATATCACCAGCATCAGAATTTTCTAATGAACGAATCTCCTCTTCACTTGGAAACTCATACAAAGCACCTTTGATATCAGCATAACCATCATCTTTATCTTTCCACATTCTTGGAAGTTTCTTTTTCGTATAATCACTTGCATGATATTCATCTACTTCTTTTTCTAACTCTGCCTGAGTATATGGTCTCATGTTACGATAGTTTTTCAAAGATTCATATAAAATATCTTTTAAATTAACCAATCAACTTCTCCGTTATTTCATTCATGTTATGATAATTATCTCCCATATATACTCTTGTTGGATACTTACCATCCCATTCTAAGATTTTCTTTACCTCTTTCAAATATTTTAATCCATCTTTTTTATAATCGAAATCGAACAAGAAAGCATCGTAATTATAAAGAACCATTTTACTTTTATAATCTTTTACATCATGTAGTAATACATCTAATGTTCTTATATTCTGTTCTGTTTCCATCAACTGAATCATATAATTAAATAACTTATTTGGATTCATATCAGATAGATTTTTTCTATATATTTCTCTACTATAAATATCAGATTTGATACTTTTTGAACTTTTCCACTCTTTCCATAACGCCTTTACATACTCATCAACTTTACTAAAAAATGGATTATCTTTTATTTCTTGAGTGATACCACCATACAAATACTTAAATGTTAATCGTTTACCCTCATCATAACTTAACCCATATGTATCTGCTAAGTGTTGATGTACATTACCTTTTGGAAATTCATA